CGATGTTTTGCTGCAAGACACCATCAATGGTGAAGACCCTCAACCAAAGCCCCTGGAATAGTCTAGGGATGTTGGTCCTAGTGTTTATCCGCCTCGCGGTGGGTAACGCAATAGGTTGGAGGACTCCGTCGTCGAGGGATCGGTCAAAGACCTTTCCAACGGCTGGGAGATCGAGGAGAAAAACATTCTCTCCTCTCTGCTTCACTAGGGACTTGAGTCGAGACAAATCTCTATCAAGCCCCTTGACAAGGTTAGGATGATAGGCTGCAACATCTTTCAATATCGCAGCATAGAGTCCTAGAAACCTGTCCGCTCGGCCTTTAGGCATTGCTATGGGACCTTTCCCTACAATGCCCCGAGGGCCTTCGGTGAATCGTACTAGCGGGGTTGAGACGCATTGTCCACAACCGGCTAGCCTCCAGAAGGATTGAGACGGAGCAAGTTAGCTCCGTCTCCAGTTAGCAGCCCAAGTTAGGACTGCCAGCTGAGAAGATCCGCCTGGACCGTGCTGTTGCTCACATAAGTTGTGAAACCAGCAAGGAGGTACCCCAACGGTGTTACGTCGTCGTTCAACTTGCCACGTACAATGATGTACGCGGTACGAACGGCTTCTTCCACAGTTGCGGTCGCGAAGATGGTATGAGTGATTTCGACATTGTGTCGTTCCATCACTACGCCATTCTTGGAGTTCTCTTTCGAATGCCGGATTTTCACCCGAAATTCGTCAGTAGTACTCCGGAGCATGTATTCGCTCCCGTAGTTATCCTGGTTAATACGATTCAGCACTTTCGCCACAGCATTAATTGTGACGGTGAGAGTGGCTCCGAAAGCCATAGGGCAGTTCCTTTGTTAATGGGATCCCGCATCCTACACAATCGGGGTATTGCTACCCAAATTGTAAATAATGGACGCGAGATTGTTCACTTGCTTCGCCGATAGGAATGGCGAGTGGACCTCAGGTGTGAGGATAGCACCCACGGCACGGATTTTTGTGACGCGGGATTTACTGGGCATCGTGAAGGTACCCCCGGATGGAGTGACGAGGTTAGTAGGGCCAACTTTGACCTTAGTAACAATTTTCGTCATCACACAGGGATTCTCGATATGGTATCCTAACGAGTTATGGGAAGCCTTTAGAAGGTCGCCCACGTTCGTAAAGTAATCTACCATCCAAGACCACGGTAGTATCTCCCACAGCGTTGCTGCAGAGAGACTCCAACCACTGATAGTAACCCGGATCTTCTGGGTCATATCATTGGTACGAATGCGACGGTTTTCAAAGCCGAAGTCAGGCACCCAACGTAAGGATGCCCACTTTTGGCACTGCGTGGACTTCGAAGTCCTTGCTGTCACCGTCCACTCGGTTTGGTGGATCAACGAAGAGGCTGAAGATTCAGCATTCGTGAACGCGCCCATTCGACGCGACCTAGTCATACCGCCTTTCTTGGCGATATTCTCAAGCTCGACGATTCGTTCTTCAACGATATCTGCGAACCTGAGGAGGTTGAAAAGGTCTCTGAAGAGTTGTTCCCACCCAAAGGTGGACGCGACGACACTATTGGAACGCTTACGCTTTCCATTGTCGTACTTGGAGTAGTCAACCCGACCACCCCACTCGCGATCAAGATCAGCCCGTTTGGCTGTCTTGAGTCCATTCTCCCAGAGCAGCTTGGGGATATTCCCCAATTCAAAAAGCGCAACCGGCGTATCAACCGTCACTCTAGACGGATTGGTGTCGGCTGCTAACTTCGTGATTGCTGCTGCGTCAGATATAACACCAGAGAGCGTTAAATGCGCGTCGCTGGGGCCTTGGGAATCAAGCGGATAGCCATTCCACACATAAGTTGGAAAACTATTCGTCTTACCCGAGACTACCCCCGGTACGGCAGTAATCGTCTCCGAGAAGAACGCATTGGCGTTAGGGAAGTTTCCCGTCACGTCCTCTGTCCTCTGGCTTCCTAGTGCCACTGACTTTGTGGTCACTGCTCCTCCAGAGATCGCTGTACGGCTCCCAACGTAGGAACCGAAAGAGCGAGTTCTAACTCTGACTGGCATAAGT